CTGGCGGCGGCACGTGTCGGTGTAAAAACCACTATTGAGGAGTCGCGCACGCAGCGCTTCATCAATATATCGCAGCGCGGCCCATTCCCTGTGCCACTCAAATATTGCGCGGCACTCACCCTTCGGTGGGGTGGCACGGACAAGATCAACATGCAGAACCTGTCCTCACGCAGCGCCGCTGCGGGGCAGCTCAAGCGTTGCATCCAGGCACCCGAGGGGCATGTCATCATCGACTGCGACTCGGCGCAGATCGAGGCCCGGGTGCTCCCCTGGTGGGCTGGGCAGTGGGATCTGGTCGAAGCGTTCGAGCAGCGCAGGGATGTGTATTCCGAGATGGCCACAAAGATCTATGGCCGTCCCATAGATCGCAAGCGCGTGGAGAAAAACGATGCGGGTGAAGAATTCTACCCGGACAAGGTGGAGGGGTTTGTTGGAAAAACCGCTGTCCTCGGGTGTGGGTATTCAGCTGGTGGGGCGCGATTTCGTGAGATGCTACGGGTTCAGGCTGGTTTGGATGTTACGCTTGAGGAGGCCACCCGGATTGTGGAGACCTACCGCATGAGCGTGCCGCGCATCGTGCAGTTGTGGCGTGACGCCAACAAGGCCATTGAATATATGGCCCAGGGGATGGAATCCACGCTTGGCGCCATGGAGACGGTGCGGGTGACTTACGAGGGGTTGGTGTTACCGAATGGCCTGCCCATCCGCTACCGGGGCTTGCGCCGCGTACGTGACGAACAATCCGGATTCGAGGAGTGGGAATACATGCAAGGCGCGCAGCCTGTGCGGTTATATGGAGCCAAGCTGGTGGAAAACACCACCCAGGCCCTGGCGCGCATCATTGTGGGTCAGCAGCTTTTGCGCATTGCCAAGCGCTATCGGGTGGTGATGACAGTGCATGACTCCGTTGGCATCGTGGCGAAAATAGAGGAAGCGCGCGTGGCGCGCGAATATGTGGAGGAGTGCATGCGCTGGGCTCCGTCTTGGGCAAAGGGATTGCCCCTTAACTGTGAGAGCAATGTCGGCTTGGCCTACGGAGCTTGGTAAGGAAAACACAACATGAGTAAACCCAGATTTGCATGGTCCTACTCAGCCGTCTCGGCGTTCAATACTTGCCCACGCAAGTTCTACAACGAGCGCGTGCTGAAACGATACCCATTTGTCTCGACTGCCGCAGCTGAGTATGGCAAACGCCTGCATGGAGCAATAGAATTGTATGGTCGGGACGCAACCCCCTTGCCGCAGGAGTTTCAGTTCACCAAGCCCATCGTGGACATCGTGCGAGACTGCGTGCGGGGGGAAAAATTCTGGGAGCGCAAGGTGGCCTTCAAGGAGGATTTCACCGAGTGCACCTACTTTGACAAGGAAACGTGGCTGCGTGCACAGCTGGATTTCCTGTCTGTGGACATGGACTCAGGAGTAGCCCGGGTGATCGACTGGAAATCGGGTGGCAGCAAGTACGCAGACACCACCCAGCTGGAGCTCATGGCGCTGGTGACGTTCAAGTTGTACCCACAGATAGAGCAGGTCAAAGCCGGCTTGTCGTTCGTGGTGGAGGGGCGCTTCGTGCCGGCCACGTACTATGCACAAAAGCAAGAGGCGTACTGGATGCGATGGAATGAGGATCTGGAGCGCATGGACGCCGCATATGTATCCGGGGTATGGAACCCCAAGCCAAACGGGTTGTGTCGCAAACACTGCCCTGTGACTGATTGTGAATTCAATGGAGGGTACACAGGTGCCATACAAAAACAAGGCTGACCGCAATTACAAGCGGGACTATCAGAACCAGCTTGCCCGGGGCGAGGAGGAACGCAAGGCGCGGCTGGCCCGGGCGCGCACGCGCTACCGCTACGACAAGGAAGGGGTGGACCGAGCCGGTAAGGACATCGACCACACCAAGCCGCTAAGCAAGGGGGGCTCACTGAAAAAATCCAACACCCGGCTGGTGGATCCCAGCACCAATCGGTCGTTCAAACGCAACAGCGACGGGTCGGTGAAAGCCAACAAAGCATACCCCAGATCAAAGCGCAATCCGGTACAAAACCGCAAGTAGTACCGGGCCACGGTGCCCACACCACGAGAGGACAAGAATGCAAATACTGGAAGGCCGGGCGTTGAAGCTACGCCTGCGCAACCCTGCACGGGTCACCTCTGTCATACCCAAGAGCACGGTGATCGACACGGACTCCGCCGGGCGCTCCCAAGTGCTCGTGCACTGGGGGCTGGATGAGGCCATCATACTGAAAAACCTCGGGTTCACGATGGTGCCCTCCCCCATCATCGGGCGCTACAAGTGGCCGGGGATCTATCATCCGATGGACCATCAGCGGGTGACATCGAGTTTTCTGACCCTGCACAAGCGGGCATATTGTTTTAACGAACAAGGCACAGGGAAAACACTGTCAGTCGCCTGGGCGGCGGATTATCTTATGGAGCTCGCCCGCATCAAGCGCGTGCTTGTGATCTGCCCAGTGTCCACAATGCAGACATCCTGGCAGTCAGATCTGTTTCGCAGCGTCATGCACCGCACTGTGGGCATTGCACATGGCACGCGCGAGAAACGCATCCGGGTCATAAACTCCTCGGCAGAATTCGTCATCATCAACCCCGACGGCGTGAACACCGTGGCCAAGGAGCTGCGCGCGGCCAAGTTTGACCTGATCGTGGTGGATGAGGCCACCTGCGTCAAGACAGCCTCCACTACCCGGTGGCGCGCCATCAACAGCCTCGTGACCCCATCCACGTGGGTGTGGATGCTCACAGGCACGCCCGCTGCGCAAAGCCCGATGGACGCCTATGGACTGGCGCGTATGATGGATCGGGCCACGGCACCGGCCACCGAGAGCAGTTGGCGGGATGAGGTGATGATAAAGGTGACCCAATTCAAGTGGGTCCCCAGGATGGGCAGCAAAGAGCTTGTGTTCAACCTACTGCAGCCCGCCATCCGGTTCTCCAAGGAGGAGTGTCTGGATCTGCCCGAGCTGCTCATGGTCACCCGTGAGGTAGAGCTCACACGGCACCAGAAATCCGCCTATGAGTCAATCCGTAAATACCTGGCTGTGGCGGCGCAAGGTGCAGTCATCACAGCGGTCAACGCAGCCTCCGGCATGTCCAAGCTCATGCAGATCAGTAGCGGCAGCGCATACACTGACGATGGGGTGACGCTTGACTTCGACATGCAGCCCAGATACAAAGAGCTGCGTAGCGTCATCGACGAGAGCTCCCACAAGGTGCTGGTGTTCGTGCCCTACACCAACATGGTGGACCGCTTGCATGAAATGCTGAACGCCGACGGCTACACGGCTGAGATTATCGACGGGCGCGTGTCCGCGCGCAACCGGGCCGACATCATCACACGCTTTCAGCGCGACCCGGAACCCCAGGTGCTGGTGCTCCAGCCCCAAGCCGTCTCCCATGGGGTGACCCTGCATGCGGCCAACACCAGTGTGTGGTGGGGTCCTGTGACTTCCTATGAGACTTATGCGCAGGCCAACGCCCGTATGTATCGCAAGGGCCAACGCAACGCCTGCCTCGTGGTCAACCTGCAAGGCAGCCCCGTGGAGAAGCTGCGCTATGAAGCGCTGGCATCCATGTCCAAGGATCAGACTTCGTTACTTGGCATGTATGAGGAGGTACTCAAGTTGACAATGTAAACATAGCTCGGTAAACTACAATCTCCACGACACCACAGAGGACGCATAATGAGCACGCCCGCAGACAAGCTGGCTCTCGTATACATCAAGATCCGGGACGCTAAAAAAGCCCTCAAGGATCGGTACGAAGCCGAAAACTCCAAGCTGGAAAGCCAGCTCGATATCATTGGCCAGCAAATGCTGGATTTATGCCGCGAGACAGGCGCCGATAGTTTGCGCACGGTCAACGGCACCATCATCCGCAGCAAACAGACCCGCTACTGGCCCACCGACTGGCAGGCCATGCACAACTTCGTGCTTGCCCACAAGGCGCTACACTTGCTGGAACGCCGGGTGGCCCAAAAAGCCATGGAGCAATGGATCAAGGAAAACCCGGATGACATGCCGCCAGGGCTTAACGTGGATAGTAGGTATGTCATCACCGTGCGCAGGGGGGAGTGATGCCAGAGCGCCCAGTTGACACTAAATTTGTGGCAGACTTGCTTGGCGTGACGCAGCAGCAGGTGCGTAACCTTGCAAACGACCTGAAACGTCCACTGCCGCACATTCGGATAGGCCGAACATTTCGGTTCTTCCTGTCTGATGTCCAGAAGTATTTCAACATTCCAGCCGACAAGATGCCGGCACAACCCACCAGAAATGGAGCTAACAATGAGTGATTCCGCACTGTCTTTATTTTCCAAGAACAAGCTACCCGCCTATCTCAGCAAGTTGGGGGTGGATGAGACATCCAAGGCCCTGATGGGCTCGGGTGGCGGCAATCGCATTTCCATCCGGGGGGGTGTATTCCGCAAGGTGGTTGGTGGCAAGGAGGTCATGGTAAACGAGGACCGTGCCATGAACGTGATCATCCTGCGTGCAGCCGAACACGTTTCACGTACCTACTTCGCGGGAACGTATGAGGAAGGGTCCACGGAACGCCCTGCCTGTTGGTCTTCCGATGGGGTGCGCCCAGACGCCGACGTAACGGATCCGCAAAGCGACCTGTGCGCCACCTGCCCCATGAACGTGGCGGGCTCCGGCCCGGGCGACACCAAGGCGTGCCGCTACAACCAGCGCGTGGCGCTCGTGCTCGATGGGGATCTGGAAGGCGATATCTTGTCGTTGTCACTGCCCGCGCAATCGCTCTTTGGCAAGGGTGATGGCGAGAAGATGCCGCTGCAGCAGTACGCACGGTTCCTGGCCGGCCACAACGTGCCCATCACGGCGGTGGTCACCGAGATGCGGTTCGACATCAATTCGGCCACGCCCAAGCTCACATTCAAGCCGATTCGCCCGCTCACGGAAGACGAGTACAACCTGATTCAGGAACGTCGAAACGAGCAAGAGGCCCTGGATGCGGTCAAGTTTCTGGTGTCCGCTGCGGCAGATGCCGGCGACGATGTTTCAGAAGCGACAAAGGGCGTGCTCAGTGCAGCGGCCAAACCGGCTGTCAAGGAGGATGGGGAGGAGCAGTTTGAACTCAAACAACAAACCAAGCCCACCAAGCCCGCCAGGTCCAAGGGTCGCCCAGCAGTCAAGCCACGCGAGCAACCCGTCGAAAACCCTGTCGCATCAACAGCGGATGATGAGGAAGCCGCACTGCTCGCGCAGCTGGCTGCCGTGAAAGCCCGCAAGGCCGCTGAGGAGAAAGCCAAGGCAGCCGCCAAGGCAGCTGCTGTCGATGACGACATGCCCACTGTTCGTGGTACAAAATCGGCGGCGCAGACCGAAGAACCCGCCAGTGTGGCTGACATAATGGCCAAATGGGCGGGTGACGACGAAGGGGACGCGACGGACGACTGAAGGCCGTGTGTCGCACGGAGCGGCGAGTGCTCGCCGCTCCACAACAGATCAGGAGTCCTCAATGCAAGGATACACAATAGAATTCGCCCGCAAGGTGCGGGCCGGAGACAAGTCTAAGCGCGGTGTGGTACTGGGCGCAATTGCATTGAGCAAGGGCATCCCGGTAGCGAACATCGCAGAATATGTAGGGGTGTCTCGCACAGCCGTCTATGGGTGGTTTCTGGGCAAATATGACCCGAGCCGCGCCAATGCCCTGCGACTGGAGGAATATGTGGTTGGCTACGCCGAAGCAAACTGACATAGGCGGGCCATCTCATGACACCACAGGAATTCTTGGCGGCAGTTTTGCCGGACTCAGGGCTTTATTGTCTCTTTGCCATGCGCGGGACAGACGGCCCACGCCAGACGTTGTTTGTCGATACACAAGGCGAGCTGCTCGATCTGGCCATGGCCGCCGATGACGGCGTATCGGTATATTATGGGTGCTCCACATTCAAGGCACGCCAGCGCACTCAGGACGCCACCGACCGAATCAAATCATTTTGGGTGGATCTGGATGTATTCAAACCAGGGGAGCGACGTACAAAACACAAGTACGACACACAGGCAGGTGCGCTGCTGGCACTGCGTGCATTCTGCACCGAGCTGGCGCTGCCGCGCCCCATCGTAGTCAACTCGGGCCTGGGAGTGCACGCGTATTGGGTGCTCACAGATGCTGTGCCACCTGATGTGTGGCAGCCCGTAGCGGATAAATTGAAGGCGGTGTGCAGGCAGTGGGGTCTCATGATCGACCCAGCTTGTACGGCTGACAGTGCCCGGGTGCTGCGTATCCCAGGCACCTATAACCTGAATCACGTCGGTGGCCCCCGGGAAGTGACCATCCTCATGGGCCGGCATTCAGTCACCCCCATCCGTGACTTTGCCCAAACGCTGAGCGCGGTGGACACCCCAACCACAGGCAAAACTGCCGCACTTGGGTTCGCCGCCCCGGAGTACGTGAAGGGCGCAGGCTTGGACGACACATCCAAGGCGCTGGCTGGAGAGGCTGCGCCGCCCTCACAATTTGAACTCATCATTGCTTCACGCTCCTGTGCGCAGCTCACGCACATTTACGAGGACCAGGCCGACATCCCGGAGCCGTTGTGGCGCGCCGGATTGTCCATCGCATACAACTGCGTGGATCATGAGACGGCCATCCACGACATGTCGCGCGAGCACCCGGGGTACAGCGCAAAGAAAACCGAGCTAAAGGCACAGGGCACTGCAGGTCCCATGCACTGCACCACATTCAACGACCTGAACCCTGGTGTGTGTGAGGGTTGCCCGCACTGGGGCAGGATCACCTCCCCCATCCAGCTGGGTCGTGTCATCCCGACTGTGGACAACAAATCCGAGGCAGTGGTGGGAGTGGATGCGGCCACCCAGGATGAACGCAACTACGTGATCCCCGAATACCCCTGGCCATACACCAAAGGCGCCCATGGGGAAGTGGTAACCTCAGTGAAGGACGATTCGGGGATTACCCGGCAGCAGGTTGTGTACGCGCACCCACTCTATGTGGTCAAGCGGATGCACGACGCCGAAGAAGGAGAGATGATCTGGATGCGCCTGCACCTGCCGCGCGATGGAGTGCGGGAGTTTTCTGTACCCACGCACAGCATAGGATCGCGGGATAAACTGCGCGATGCGCTTAGCCGGCAAGGTGTGGTGGTATATAACAAGCAGTGGGATCTCATCACCAGCTACGTGATCCGCTGGACGCAGGAGTTACAGAAAATGCAAAAGACAGAGCTTATCAGGCCGCAGTTCGGCTGGACCGCAGAGGACACATTCATCATCGGGGACCGAGAAATCACCCGTGATGGTGTGGTGTACAGCCCACCGGCAACCTCCACACTGAATGTGTGTCGCATGCTGACAAAACGCGGTTCGCTGGAGCGTTGGAAAAAGCTCGTGAGCTTCTACGAGAACGAGGGCCAGGAAGCATTCGCCTTCGTATTTTTTGCCGGCTTTGGCGCGCCGCTCATGCGGTTCACCAAACTGAACGGTGGGGTCATCAACATGACGAGCGTGAAGTCCGGCGCCGGCAAGTCCACGCTGCAGTGCGTGATCAACTCGATTTGGGGTCACCCCATGGATCTGCTTGGGTTGGAGCAGGACACATCCAACGCCCGCGTGCATCGCATGGGCGTACTCAACAGCCTGCCGGTCACCATTGATGAGGTGACCAACATGCAAGGGCGTGATGTGTCGGACTTCATGTATGCGGCCACCTCCGGGCGGGGCAAGAACCGCATGGAGCACTCGTCGAATGCCGAGCGCATCAACAACACTTCCTGGTGCACCTTGGTCATCACATCTTCAAACAGCAGTTTTGAAGACAAGTTGCGCGACCTGAAGGCCACCGCTGAGGGGGAGCTCATGCGCTTGATCGAGATTGATATGCCCAGACAAGAGACACACCCCAAAGCCTATGTGGACGACTGGTTTGGCTCATTAGGTGACGATTATGGGCTGGCTGGCGAGATATTCATGCAATATGTGGTACGCAACCAGGACGCGGTTAAAGAACTGCTGGCCACCATACAGGCACGCATTGACACCGACGCCTCGCTTGCCCAGCGTGAACGCATCTGGTCGGGCATTGCTGCCGTGGCCATCGCCGGGGGTGAAATCGCCCGGGCACTTGGGCTACATAACATAGACGTGCAACGAATCGCCAAGTGGGTGAGCGCCCACCTGCTGCAGGCCAAAACGGTGGACCAGCAAATGCGCTCCATAGAGACCGGGTGGGTCAACATCATTGGCGAGTTTCTGGATGCGCACCAGCCCTACACTCTGGTGCTGGACGGAGCGGAGAAAAACAACTTACCATCAGCGCCCCTGCACGAGAACCTGCGCGAGCTGTACGTGCGTATAGAACCAGACACGAATACCGTGTATATAGCGTCCACCCGGTTTCGCAAATGGTGTGTGGAGCGTCAGTACCGGATGGCCGACATCATGCACACGCTCGGAACCCACGGGGTGCGCACGAGAATGGTTCAAAAGCGTCTGAGCTCGGGAACTGGTTGGGTGTCGGCCAAGGTATCGGCAATCGAGATATTCGACCCGAGCGGCAAAGTCTTGAGTGGAGGACGCAAGCGTGACGCTCCCGCGCTATCTGTCGTCAAGGAGGCATAGCACCGCCCCGGATCTGACCAAAATATCCACTGATGGCCTGCAGTATGTCATCAATTGGGATACGTTCTCAGTCGGGTCCAACGTCTTCATTCCCTGTATAGAGACGGCCAAGGTCATCAAGGAATTGCGCCACCAGGCCGCCCTGCGGACCATACGTGTGCGTTGTAAAGTGGGGATTCGCAATAATAGGTGGGGCGTAGGAGTCTGGAGAACAGTTTGATTATGATGTATACTCCAAATGAGCCCCCGTGGCTCGTCTCCTCTGGTGATGTGGTGTCACTACTCCCCCCGGCAGATGCACTAGATCTGCCGGGGGGTTTTATTTTCTGATGCCAGTTATGATGCCACGCATCTTGGGTACGTCAGCGAGCAGCTGCTCCTGCACTTTATCCAGCCGGCGCAGCTCAGCTCTGCGCTGCGCCGGTGTCATGTCCAGATTTTCATTGCGCATGTATATGGAGCGCAGTGATCGGATCGTGCGCAGTGCTTTGGTCTTCTCATTCATCCAGCCTTTGAGAGACAGCACGGCGGCGTTTTCCGCCAGGAACTGTGCATGGCGCTGCGGGTCATCTTTCAAAATATTCAGGCTCGTTTGCGCTTGCAGGTACTTATCGCGCATCTGGTAGAACTCGGAAGTCAGCCGGCTACCCGTTTGCGAAGTCGTGAATGTAGACAGCCCCGGGATCTTGTCCATGGGCAACTGCGGCATGGCTTGACGTGTGGCCATGTCAGCCACGGTGAGCGCGAGCGCCCCAGCTGTGCCCAGCATGCCCTTTAGCGCGTTTTCCACTTTGATCGGAGACAGGTTAAACGTCGATCCTATCTTGCGGGCAAGATCCGATGTGTCCGCCTTGTATTGCAGGTAGGGGTCGGCCTGCGCCATCACAGCCCCCACCAACGGCTCTCCAGTGAAAAACGAGTAGTTTGTGCCGTACTCGATCACCTGCTTGATGCCTGGGGGGATAGGTGCCATGAGATAGGAGTTTGCTGCGCTGCCCAGAATGCCTGTAACGACATCCAGAGCTGGGCCGGCTTCACCGGCTGCGGCCTCCTTGTAGTATTGTACCAACCGCTCCGGGATCATCTTGGAGAAGAACGCATATTCCCTGGGAGTGGGAATGACCAGTGGCGTATGCCGCCCATCGGCGCCATCAAACGCCTGACTCAGTGCACGCGGAATGATGAATCCTCGGTCGCGCACATAGTCCGTGGCATTCTTGTAGTCGTCATCGTCCGACATACCCAGTGCGTAGGCAAACCCAATTCCCATGTAGAGCGCCACACGCCCAGCGAAAAACGCCCGTGCGCGCCCCTTGGCCAGCCCGGACGGGGTATCCACACCCTTGATGCCCCGATACATCAGATCCAGCCCCTGCGCGTACGCATTGAAAAATGGCACGGTCTTTACCATGATCTGCGCAGCGCGGCTGGCTCCCTTGCGACCATAGTTTATGACCTCGCGGGCGCGCACCAGCGCGAGCGCCTTGTCTCCTGTTTCCAGCATGGTCTGCTGGTATATGGCTTCGCGCACCGCCTGGTCGGATGCCTTGGCAATCTGCTCCAGCCGGTAGAGCGTACGCGCTACCGTGTTCTGGCGCACCGCCCCCAACTCGTATTCCAGGGTCTGCAGCGGATTGACCTCGTTGTAGTCGAAATTGCCCACGATGCCGAAACCGTGCAGCTTGCTACCCGCCTCAGACTCCTTGCCGCGCATCTCGTTGAACACGGTCTTGGGAAAATTCATGAATGTGCGCCCCGAGACCCCGGTAAGGCTCTCTACGCCAGAGAGCAGCCCCGCGCGTCCAAACGTGTCTTGCATCACCTGATTGAGAGAAAACGTCGGCATGGCCGTGATGGTGCCACGCAGCAGGCGCGACGTGAATGCCAGCCCGTTGATAAGCGCCCCATCGGGCGAGGAGGACTGGGAAAACGCGGCCAGGTCCGCTTCGGACTGCAGCTCATAGAGCACGGGCTTGCCGTCCACGTACACGGGTGGGGCCACCAGATCCTTGTTGCGCGCGGCATCGCGCGTGGCCACGCGCGTGGCGTAACCTGCCCGCTCCATGGCGTTCATGACGTGCTTGAAGCCGTTATTGCGCATCGTCTGCCCCACCATCCAGGCCAGGGTGTCCATGTAGCTCTTGATCCCGTTGACCACGGGACGCACATAGGATCCATCCAGCGCAGGCAGCGCTCCCAGCTGGCCGATACCGGTGTGGCTACGGCTCTGCGTCAGGGTGGTGGTCTCCAGCACCTCGGTCAGGCGGTCAAATGGAATGTAGTGGATGTTATCTTTCCAGAACTCCCCGGTCTCGGGCGTCAAGCGTCCCGCATCCACAAGATTGTCAATCAAGTTGGCGCGGGTGTAGTTTAACGTGTTCTGTATCTGCTGAATCTCGGGGGACTGCTCGTAGACTTGCACCAGATCGTCAATCTCGGCGTTCAGCATATGCAAACGCTTTTTCTTGTCGCGCGCCTTGTCCGCCAGATCATCCCCGGCCTTGGTGCCCAGCGTCTCATAGGCTTGCGCAATGGCTTCCTGGGAGTTGTTGAATTCACGCAACTCCTTTAGACGCATGCCTTCGAGCACTGTGGAGATTCGCGCGGAAGTGTCCTCGTAGGACATGCCGTATTTGTCGGCCATGGCCTTGATCTGTTGTATGGCCACCGCCGGACTGACTGCTTTGCCGGCTCCATCCTTGAGCGGGACCGCCTCGTACATTCCGGTCTCGGGGTCCTTGCGCAAGCCCCCCAAGCGGTACACCATCAACGACACCCGTTTATAGTCCACGGCTTGACGCAGGAAATTCAACGGGTTCACCTCGCCAAAGGCATCGCGCAACCCCTGGTTGTATAAACCATCCAACCGTTCAGCCAGACTGGCAAACTGATCCACCGACTGCACGCGGATCTTTGTCATCCTACTCGGACCATTGGCGGAACTCTGGAAGTTGAGCAGGAACGCCTTCAAGGCGCTGCGCTGCTGCTGGCTGGGCGCCATCTGGATATCGTGGAAGTCCTGCGGGCTCAGGCCCCCGGGCGGGGCCAACACGGTGCGCACGGCGGACACTACCGGGTTCATGACGGGCATGCCGCGCTCGTCCACCTGCATGCCACGCCCGGGATTCATGAGTCCGTCTGTATGTACCACAGCGGCAAAGAGGGCATTATCCACCGGGTTGTCCAGCGGCATGCCCATGAGCTTGCGCAGCGCCGCCGTAAATGAGCTCCAGATCGTCTGCTTTCTGTAGGGGATACCCATGAGCTGCATCTGAAAATCCGGGTTGCTCATGGACTCCGCGACAAACTCGCTCAAGTTTGACAGCCCATAGGCGTCGGAGTTTGGCAGCATGCGCTTTACATGAGCGAACAAGTCGAGCAGTTCCTTGACATGCGGGTCGCTTACCCCTTTCTGCCCCTGACGCTCGATGAAACGGTGCGTGAATGCGTGCACCACCTCGTGCAGGAATGTATGTGAGTCGGCTTGCCCTCGCACAAGCGATATGGTGTCCGTGACCGCGTTGTACTGTCCGGCCGGCCGGCTGCCATTTGGTTTGGCAGGCAGGGCATCGACCACCTGCAGCGTCGGCAGCTCCTGGCCCACCCCCAGGATGCGGTCTGCTATGAACGATTCGATCTGGTTGAACCCGGCCCCACCCTCACGGATGATGTTCAGCGCAGCGGAAACATCCTGCGCCTCCAAAGCGCTTGTGAGCTCCGGCGTAACTGACCCCGCCAGGTCCCCGGCGACAGTACGTGCTTCATAGGAGAAGCCCGCCACGTCAACCACATCCTTGTTATCCTGATCAATGAGCGCCTGCTGCTCAGGGGTAAGCGCCGAAGCCTGTTCTGCGGTGCCGTCGGATGATACCGTGACCTCCGGGGTCAGTGCACCGTCTGCTGGCTCAACAGCTCGCGCTGGTTGTTCAGTACCTCGGCCAACGTCATCCAGTCGGTGCTGTCCAGGGACTTGAGTACGATTGGCATGGGTGGTGTCACTCCGTTGGGCAGACGGGCTGCCCGGTCCAGCCACGCCCATGCCTGGGACACCTGCTCCAGCGTCAGCTCCACCGACAGGTAGATTGGTTGTAGTGTCAGGTCTTCCATTGCCCACCTCCTGGTCCATAGCACGCAGTTGATCCAGATACTTGCCCACACGTTCCTGGATCCCTGCGGAGCGCCCTTGAGCGTACTTTCCCATGATATCCATGAGCTGCGCGCGCTCCCCGGGGTGTGCCGGGTCCAGCGCCCGGGCCACCGTGTCCCCACGCAGCTTGGCCGTGCGTCCGATACCCAAGGCGTTCAGCGTCTCATCGGTGAGCCCCTGCACCGCTGGCGCGGGCCGCGCAGTCGCAACCCTGGCCCCGGCGTCGTCGCCAGTAGCCGCCTGCTGATTTGTAGATATCTCAGTGATTTGATTGCCCGCGTGCATTCCCCGATAGCCTTCATATCCAGCAGGGGCGTCCGAAGCGGGCTTCCAAAGCTCCAGAGGGAAGCGGCCCACGGCAGGCTCGGAATAGAACGGAATGTTTCGGCCAGACGGAGACGCGCCCCACCTTCCGGCGTGATCATTCCATGTAAGGAGGGTGGCTTTGCCGTCCTTTAGAACAACGCGCGCACCCTTTTCACCAAGGTTCGATAGCCCAGCGGCGGAAAGATCTGCGGCGTTGCCATCCACATAGACCGTTTTGGCCGTGCGCGGCTTCGATCCACTATCGCCCTCGTGTCCGGCGTCGTCGCGCGCAGCCTTGTTGCGCGTGGTCGTGCCGTCAGCATGGACTTGATACGAGCTTCCTCTCGCGGTCTTGAAAGTTAAATCGGTGGCATCTCGCAGCCGCTTGGCATATGTCTGGATACGCTGCGCCGTCTCAGGCGACAGCTGCTTGCCCTGTGCGTAAGAGTCCAGCAGAGACACTGCGTGCTGGCGGTGCTCGGGGTTACTCAGATCCAGCCCTTGCAACTCACCACTCTTGACCAACGGGGATTTTTCCGTAATGCCCAGTGCGTCAAACACGCCCTCGTCGATCCTGTCCGTGCGCGCTGTCTCGGGTGTCAGCCCATGGCGTGCGGGGTCTGCCGCAGCGCGTACCGCGTCAAAGCGTGCAGGGCTCAGGATGTCAGTCAACGCCTGCTTTGTGGCCGCATTCAGGAGTGTGTTGCGTTGCGCATCCCGTAGCGCCCGGGCCGCTTCGCGCTGGCCAGGCTCCTTGGACAGATCAAGCCCTTCGAGTCGTTTATACAGGGCCGACTGCTTGCGCAACCCCGCTTTGGTCAACAGATCCGGCGTTATGACGGGCGGCGTGAACGCTTCAGCCGCCACGTCGGCACGCAAAGCGGCGGGCAGCTGCGCGCGCACAGCTTCCTGGTCCTGCGCACGGGCGCGGGAATCCTGAGCGCGCAACGCTGCAACCTCACGCGCCTGAGCATCGGCCTGCGCCTGGGCGGCGTCACGCGCGCGCAGCTCCTCGTTCATGGCCTGCAAGACGCGCTGGCGCTCGGCAGCCGGCATGGTGGTGTCGGCACGCAAACTCTCGCGCTCAGAGCGCAAGACGGCAGAATCCACGGTGGCAAACGTACCACGCAAAAGCGTTACGGCTGAGTCAGCTGCGCGCGCGGCGGGCGGCGTGCTGGCCAGGTCGCGGGCGTTTGCCTGGGCGCGCCGGGCGGCTTCATCCTCTGGCAGCTCACGCTGCTTGTTGCGCTTGGCAAGCTCAGCCTCAAGGATGCGGATGCGTCGGTCCCGGTCCCGGCCCTCCAGGCCCTGGGTGCGCAAGCTGTCAATCTCGGCTTGGATGACATCATCCGTGCGCAGGAGATCGGGCGCTTGACGATACTCCGCGCGGATGTCGCGCTCAGCCTGAGTCTGGGCCTGCACTTGCATCTGGCGCTCGGCCATACGCTCGGCCCGGTCCTCAGCGGCCACGTGGGTGGGGCGCTGCTCGGCCTCCAGCTGGGCAAGCCGGTTAGGAGATATGTCGGGGCGCGCGGGCTGGCCGGTGCGCGCATCCAGCCCCGCATCCGACAGCTGCCGACGCGCCGATGCACGCTCAACGGGGCCAGCAATACCACCCGCAGCAGGGCCGCCCACAGCGGCAAGGTAGGCAGCCTGCTGATACTCGTTGAGCGCATCCTCGTCGGTCAAGCTTTGCCCAGCCTGCCAGCGCTGCAAAATCTGTTGGCCGATCTCAGTGGGCACCTCCACTGTGCCCCGAGCCGCGCCCGCGCCCACGGCGCCGGGTAGCGACCGACCGGCTTCCTTGGTGGTGGACTTGAGCGCAGACTCCACCAGCTGCTTTTCCACATCGGCCTTGCTCTTTACACCGCTTAGCAGGCGCGACACGGTGTGCGAGCCTAGCAGCTTGGAGAATCCGATAAAATCAAGCCCAGCCTGGGCGGCGGCGGCACTGGCGGCGGCGAGCGTGTCCACGTGGGGTGTCTCACCCCGGTCTTTTTGTGCCTGTACTTGCGTCTCTTGGTTTGCCCCATACTGTAAAAGCACATTGGGAAAAAACGCTCCCGCCAGCCCCGTGGCAAGTGGTATGGCAGGGCTCACACCGGTAAAGGGCGCCCCCAGCATGGCGCCGGCCCGGGCACCCGCCGCCGTCTGGGCAATGCTCGGGGTGATCTGCCCCAGCGCGGAGGGCAGACTGGAGACCACCTGGCTGGCGGCCCCCATGAGCCCCTTGTCCTTGTATGCCTGCTTCACATCATCAAATGAAGCCATGCGCTGCGCATCGGGGGCGAGCGATTCTTGGCGGGCCAAGCCGGCTTGGGCGGCAGCCGTCGGGTCTCCCCCCAACGCCTCCATACCAGTGCGGCTCTGGCTTAGCATGGACTTGCCCGTGGTGATGGCCGACTCCAGAAACCCCGCCTTGCCCTGGGTGGCCTGGGGCGCGGGCGCTTCGACATCCCCCAGGTGCTGGCGCACCGTGGCAATCAGTTCCTCATCGGTAGCGGTATCCGGTGCCGTCACCGTGTAGATATTGCCGTCTGGCGCGGCAACCTTGAATGTCCGCATGGGGTGCCTTTATCGGATTACTTTGTATGGACCCGCGCCCCCGCCGCCCGCCCCTGGCCGGGATCCGGTTACTTCAGGTGTCAGATACATGTCAGGCACCGGCAGGCCCAGGGCGGAGTAGGCCGCGCGGGCGGTATTGTTCACTTCCCGCACTGCTGCATCATACTGGGCTTTGTATTTCGGGTCACTCTCGATCAACACCCTATTTTGCGGGTCGTTGAGTTTCTTCAGGAGATCGTACGCGACGGAGCTGGTCACCATGTTGTTGGCCGCAACCATGCGCTGGCGCTCATCTGACGGGTCCCCCCCGGCACTGCGCATTCCGGCGGCCTTCAATGTGGTTGCGTTGCGCTCGCGTGCCATGGTCATGTCCGCGCCAACACGCATCTGGGCAACTTTTAGTTGTGCAGCACGGTCCTCGGCGCTGTCGGCTGCACGCCTCCAGTTGCTGTAGGACTCCTCAGCCATCTTGCGGTCGTCCTTGCGCAGGGATATCTCATAGCGTTGCTGCTCAGATATGGCGCGATCTATGTCTTCTTGCAATGCGTCACGGTTCTTTGTAGCTTCACGCAGGGCCGCCACGCCGGCAGAGCTGGCCAGCGCGAGCCCCTCACCTACAGTGCGCCCCTGCATCATGGCTGCACCTGCTGCAATCAAAGCATCCATATTGTCCCGATGCTCGCGTGCCTTCATGCGCGCAGTGCGTTCATCCAGCCCGGAGCGCATGGCGTCAAGCGCCATCTGGTCCTCAAGCGATTGGCTGGCCCGTTGGTCGATGGCGCGCACATAATCCTCATAAGACTGCACGCCGGCAGGGTTGTCCTGTCCCTCCTGCGCAGAGGCTGGGGAGACAAGCACCGCCCCCACATGAGACAACTGCACCACGGGGTCGGCTGCCTTGGCGGGGCGCGCAGGAGCGCTTTGCCCCACCGGAGTTGCGGTGGGGGGCGGGGGCACGGCAAAGGCTTGGGCGGGGGGATAATCCTCAGCGCCATAGCTCGGACCTGCCGGCAGTACCACATCCTCTGGTCGTGGGGCAAACTCATTGGGGATGAACTGGGCACGGTGCTCTTGTTCGACGCCTTGCGCGGCGATATTGCCCGCACGCGCAGCGGCGGCTGCCGCTTCCTCGGCTTGCCGCGCCTTGTAGTCATCCGGTGACCCATAGCGGACATCATTCATGTCTTTGATGCGGTCCCAGGTCCTCTGCATGAGGTTATTCACAGGGGCCTGATCGGGCGCGTTTTGACGCAACCACTGCCATAGCGGGTCCGGGGCCTCGGGCTTGCCGCCACCGGCCAGGGCCACTATGCCGCCTTGCGCCATCATCGCCGGGGGCGGAACTTGCTGCTCAGTCTGCGCCTGCATGCGCAAGCCGCGCTGCGGCACTGCCCCCAACCCTGCTGCAGGTCGCGTAGCCAGCGCGGCAGTATCCTGCGACACCGTGGATGCGGGCGCTTGGGCTACGGGCTCGCGCGTGCGCCCCCGGCGCTGCATCTCCGTCTGGATGATGGAAAGCGTCACCGCGTCCTGCACTACCTGGGCATACTGTGCGAGCTGCTCATCGGTGAGCATGCGCACGGCAGCAGCCACGTCATCAGCGGGCATGGCAGAAAACGCATCTGCGTCAACTTGCACCTGCCCCCCTGCGGCATATTGTTTGAGCTTGGGCGCTGTGATGCGTCCACCCTTGGCGCGGTTGGCAAGGCCATACGCCTGCAAGCCAGCGCCGATCAACTGCGCATTGTTGTTTGGCGCAGCGCTACTCTGGTAGACAGTGGACTGCGACATCGGCAGCCCATGCGTCATGTCCGACATGAACGCCAGCTGCTGATAGGGGAAATTCAGCTCATCCACAAACTGCTGATAGTCAAAATCATGCTTTTGTTGCTCTTGTTGCTGCCGCTGCGTACCCATCGCGTTGAGCATTTCAGCGATGCTCGCTTGTTGGTTGAATCCGGTCTGGCCCAGCTGGCCCAATGTACTCGCACTTTGTAGCATGGTGTTGGCGCCTTCCAGCCCAAGGTTGGCCGCGTTTACGCCCTGACCGATGCCCTGGATGCCCGTCTGATAACCTTGCATCCCCAGGGTGGAACCAAACTGCATATTACGGATCGCGTCCTCGTAGGCTTGCTGCTGGCCACGCGCCTGGATATCCGTCAAATTCTGGTTCAGATTGCGCTGGCCCTCGGCCTGCATGACTGCCTGCCTGGACCCACCATAAGCACCTGCTTTGGTGGCAGCCGCCTGCATCTGCGGCAGCTGTTTGTAATAATCACGCAGCGCCTCATCTTTCTGTACGTCGATGACGTTTTGCATGTACGGCGACATGAACTGCCCAACGGTGCCCGGATTGGTAATCGCCTGATTGTATTGGCCCCCCATACCCGCTGCGCCCATCCCCATCCCCACCGATAGGTTCATGAGAGGGTTGGCGTACTGACTGATCTGGCCGGCTTGGTTGCCCGCGCCCGTGGCGTATTGGCCGGCTTGGGCGAGCTCAGGAGCCACCTGCATGCCAGCAACATTGGAGTACGCCTGGTTCTGCAGGGGATCAGTGGGGGCGAAACGGGCGTTCGGATCAAATGGCTCAAACTGCGCTCCGCTGGTGAGCGCCTGGGTCTTGCCCAGCATCTGCTCCACGTAAGGTTGCACAAAGGGAGGGATGTTGATGACCGTCTGCGTGGTCTTCTCGGGGATTTTTGGCGAACCGCCCCCACCCCCGCCTCCGAGTCTCACACACAACCCATGGAACAGCAGGTCGTACAGAACCGACAAGATATTCATAGCCGCACCTCAAGAACCGTGTATTTTTCCACCATCCCGACCCGCGATAACAGGCGCTGCATGGCAGGCCGGCAGGCGCATTCCAGTTTGCTGGCGCCCCACTGGCGCGCGTACTGTTGTAATTGAGTCATCACTTCGTCGGTTATGACAAACCGGCCAGCGATGGCTTGCACAAACGCGACCCGGTGCTGCGGTCGATTGAATACATTCACCAACATGACCCCTACAACAGCATTGTCATCCATAATGACCAGTAGCTGCCACCGTCCGTCAGACAGCAACATCTGCATTTGCTCCATGGAGCACTCATCCGCCCCGGGGGCCGGCACTGGATCAGAGTCCCACAACGCAGCCAGCATGGGCGCCACAATGGGCCACATGACATGCACATACTGGATGGGGACATGCTCCACTTTCATCAGGCCGGCATCACTGAGTGGGGTTTGATCCTGCTCTGCTGCTTTTTGCGACCATGCGCTTTCTGGCGCACGCGGGCCACCATGCGATCCAGCTCTTTAGCGCCCGCGCTGGACGAACCATTACCCAGAGCGCTCACCGCATCTGCGGGCATGACATATTCATCCACTGACAGCGCAGCTGGCTGCACACCATCCACCAGGGCAGGAATTCCATCGCTTTGGCCGTCGCCCGGTCCAGTCAGCATACGCGGCTGACCCCCACCAGCGTACCCCTGCGCCCCGCCGGGTGCCGTGCCCCAGCCCTTGGCGCCAAATATACTTTGCAACAACCCTCCCCAAGGTTTCGCGTCGGTGTTATTTTCCCTTGCATTTGCCCCATAAGAGTCAAAACCGAACATCCTGGCTATCAGCGCCCCAGGGTCATTTTCCTTATCCGCCGCGTACCCTTTGGACGCCCCCAAGGCCACGAGACCCTGCGCGCGATCCTCCGCCGTCATCGGGCGCAGGGTAAACGATTGCGTCCAATGGCGCCCCGACCCATCATCTTCCGCAGGCACCCGGGAAAATTCATATACTTTATCACCGTTATCCACAGAGCCTCGCTGGGCTGCGGCGTCCTGAGCGGCTATGAGCGGATTAGAATGGGGCGTACCCACCGGGTTGTCTGATATCCGGTTGTATACGCCAGTGACTGTCCCACCGTCTGCGTACCCCTCAAAATCTTCTGGTCGCTGTTTGGGCAGTTCCGTGAATGTCTGGTCAAAGTACCGCCCCCCAGGTTGACGGTTCTCCGTCGAAGTGCGAGAGAACGTGTAGGGACGGATCCACCCCCGGTTGGGGTCGAGCTCCTCACCTGTACCCCCCTCCTGGGGCTGCTGCATCATGGCCGGCATGGCCGCCATGTATAGGTTTGACCCGAGCTTACCGATGCCCCCCATGTTGTCGATAGTATCCATGGGGTTATTCAGCAGGTTGCGTGCGCCCTGACCCATGGCGCTGAACTGTTGCGACATGAGATCCCACGTGGACGGCTGCGCGATATCTGCACCGGGGCCTATGGGGGAGGACCCGGCTGTGGTAGTTGCGTCCAGAGCTGGGGCGGATGGTACCATGGTGCCCATCGACGCACCGGCAGCGGCGGGAGTAACGGGCGCTACTGCGCCTAACGCAGCAGACGCCCCAGGGGCCACAGCGCCAGATGCGGTCAAGGACCCAAGTGAAGCCCCGGAAGGCGCTGCGATGCTCCCTAGCCCACTGGCAGCCTGCGCCGCACCTGTCCCCACACCGGCAACATCCGCAGCGCCCATACCAGCGGCTGCGCCAGCGTTGATTGAGTTGGCCGCCGCCCCACCGGCAGAAGCCAGCCCACTGGCAAGCCCCGCGCCGCCAAACGCACCCAACCCTGCGGACAGGCCCTTCTCCAGACTGCCTGTGACCAGCGCCGTACCTCCGCCGATAAGCCCTGCAGCAAGCAACGGACTCATCCCCGCAGCGGTCATACCGGCGCCGGCCAACGCTGGCAATAGCGCAGCGAGAAAAAACGCTTCCGGTAGGCCCGTCTCCGGGTTTATGGTGAGGCTCCCACCATGCTGCTCGGCCAGTCTCTGCAGAGCAACCACTTCGCCCGGGGTCATATGCACCAGGACAGAATCACCGCCTCGACCGTGGGCCTGCAGGTGTTCAGATAATTGTTTGAGGCTCATGTCTTTACCTTGAGTGCGTTGCCTGCGGATGTGTCCCGGTACACCGTACCGGCTCGGAGATCAGCCAAGTCCGCCTCAGTCGGCAGGGTGCCCACGTCTATATGCAGCTTGGCTGCTGTAAGCTCCTGCGGAACCGACAGCCTGTAAAAATATGTGCGCAGGGTATGAAGCAGCTGCCCCATGTACTGCGCAGAGTAGTTTGTAGGCGGAACTGGCAGGGTGGGGGGTGTAGTCATGTCTTTCTACCATCTGGACGGATATCCACTCGTGGAGCCCCTAAACGCCAGTGCGTACCCAGATCGCTTGATGAAATGCGAAATGCCAGCTGGCGGCCTCTGACCCTAGTATAGATATATTCTGTGAATTCTTCCACTGGATGGCTTTCAATCTGCTCTACACCCATCATGGGTGCGTTGCCATACGCCACCCCCGGGTTCTTGCGGGGCAATATACCCATGTATGCCTTGGGTGCAGCTGCGTCAGATCCCATGAATGTGAGATCCGGGATTATGCGCCAGACAAACGCATAATCCTCCCCATCTCCGATATCCACGTCGCTACTTTGAATGTACGCCTCTATGGGTTGCGGGGGATTGACCGCCGCGTCATCGTTGCCGATCTCGTGATACAACAAAAGTCCGTCCTGCGTCGTTGCCATGGGGTACGGCCTACCTAGCCCTTCATGCCATGCAGTGCGGCGCATGGAGCCGTGGCTCCACACGTTTTCCATATGATTGTAGATGACGTAAGAGTCCACCTCCAGAGAACCCTCGGAGCAATAGAACCACCATATCTCGTTGAAATTCTCATTTGTCCCGGCAAATACTTGCCACGCCTGATCCTTGTTCAATCGGCTGAAAATGTATGTTGACAGGGGGCATGGGAGGGTGTCCACCTTGCCTGAGTACACATAGAACTTATTGGCTCCCATCCAGAATGTCAGGTTGTTTACCGACACCGCTGCGCGCGGACTCATGATGGAGAGATTGTTCATCTGCATCTCTATGCCCCAGACCCACGGGGGTCCCACGTACTGCATGGAGTACAAGGCGTTATCTGTCCACACTAAAAGCTCTTGTCGGGTCTGCAGTGCTGTCACTATGTACGAACCCTGGGAGAGCCGCTGACTGCCGGCTTGGTTGGTGATGGATGGGGTCCAGTTGGTGTAGTCCTCCTGATCGGACCAGCGAATGAGCAGGGGATCTGCAACGGTATCCCCCAGATCATTTGTCCCCATGACCAAAGCGAACCTGGACACGTCAGACACAATCAGGACGCTTTGTGCTATGGGCACATCGGATCCCGTCACAAGCACCCCCCGACCCCCAGCGTTGGCCACCGGATCATATTTATATAGTGCTCCGCCACGCGGGCCGTAGAGTAAAGTTTGCCCGAATGTGGCGTTGTTCCACAGCGTCAGCTGCTTGCCTATACCTGTGGACCCCGGAGTCCCCCAAGCACCGTCGCTCCAGCCATCCGCACCCCACCCTACCCCAACAATGTATATATCAAGGCCCCGGTTGACCAGGAAGTTGACTGTGACGGTGCTGGCGTCCGTATCGGTCGTGGAGGCTGCAGTAAGTACATCCACAGAGACAGTCGTGGGTGAAGTCGCCGTAATGGTGTGCACTGCATTGACCTCGGCGCCCGGGATACCCCCCACACCAGCGCTCCCGCTTATCTCCAGAAGATCACCGATATTGGCCAGATGATTGGCTGCGGAAATAATTACCCGGTTACTGCCGGCTGTGGAGCTTATGATGCTGGCAGTGGCCTCTACTTTGCGGATAGGGGTAATGTCGTTCACTACCCCTCCCGCTTCCAGATAATACCGCTCGCTCGTACCAATCCCGAGCAGGTTTTGACTATCCAAGGTAACCCACAGAATAAGCGAGCGGGCAGTTCCCTCCAGACGCTCAGTTGTCAATGGACGCCAGCCGCCGATCTTCTGGGGTTGCCCGTTGAGAAATCGCACTTTGTCCGCGTCATACCAGCCGCCCTTACCTGCTGTAGGGGTGGCGTCCTTATTGATCCCGGGAGTCAGCACCATCTTGTGGAGTGTCATGTTTTTACCCTACGCCTGAATTTTCATGATAAAACACATCACATAATACGGCGGCATGTTCTTGCCCGCGCCATCAACCCCGTCGGTGGAAATACCGTGTGTGTGGTCTGGTGTGTCCTCGGATGTGATAAACGAGTGGCTGTGTTCACCAGCGTCTGCTGTGCGTCCGGACACCGTGGAAGCCAGAGTTTCATTGTCCGCATCGCCACGGGTATACGCATCGGTAATCACCCCCCCATGCACGTGCGACGCGGCCACATCCGTGGTGCCTGAATGGCTGTGCGTTGTACTCTGAATACCTGTCTTGCTTTGATGGTTATGAGCAATAACTACGGCATCCGGGCTACCTCCAGTAGTCCCAAACGGGTGGACAGGCCCCGCGCCCAACACAAACACAGCGCTCAAATCGGGGGTGCCATTTGCACCGTCACACAACACCCATCCGGGCGGTACGCTCGCGGCGCTTCCATACCACAGAGTTATGACCCGCAAAGGCACTCCGTTTTCCCGCACGAACCGCTTGTTGGCCACCTGCTGTGATGAAGTACCAAACGCGGCAGTAGGCGCGGTGGGAGACCCAACCAATGTGGGTGAATTGGATGGCGCAGCGTCCATACCGACGATAAAAGCGGTCAAGTCGGGCGCGCGCAATGCTGCAGCAACCTCAGTCGTTATGGTATGCCCCAGGATTATGCCTGACGCGCCATCCACTATCACACGAGAAAATGATGTGGGAGAACACTCATAAGTGGCTTGTCCACCAGCACGAATTGCCACCGGCATCATCGTCTTGTTGTACAGATCGTACAGCTTGCTGGTACGCGGCAGCGTGATGGTTACCGCCGCAGCGGGGGTCCCGGTAATTATGAGCGTGGCGGCCCGGGCCTGGTCTTTGGTGCCGTTAAGCGCAAGCAAACCCACATCTCCTGCAGTGACATCCACCACAGTAACGCCGGCGATGCTCTGTTCCACGACGGTACCCAGGTTCCGATTAGTGGTCACCCCCCAAGTGTTGGCCTGCTCACCCGCACCGATAAGCTCCACACGCAAAGCTTGAGAATATGATGATGGCATGCACTACCCCTTCATTATGTAGTAAAGCGCCACATATGGCGGCATGTTCTTGCCCGCGCCATCAACCCCGTCGGTAGGAATACCATGCGCATGGTTTACGTCGTTTGGGCCTGAGACAAACGTGTGCGAGTGGGCACCATCCGGGTCAGTGACCCCCACCGTGCCTGCGTTAAGCGGATTGCTCCCAGGCGCATGGAATAACGCGCTCGTGGGAACCGCCACCCCGCCATGGACGTGTTCGCCAGCTGGGTCACTTTGCGCTGTATGGGTGTGCCCCACACTCTGTCCGCTGGTATTCCCACCATGGTCGTGCGCCACCAGCACCGCGTCGGTACTGCCCCCAGTATCTCCCACAGCTGTAGACACGCTTTTGCCAAGCGGTATCACATCACGCAGGTCCGGGGTTCCATTTGAGCCGTCACATACATACCACCCAGCGGGCACCGCCCCCAGGCCATCAGCCCAGATGGTGATGGCCCCGCTGGGCACACCGTAAGCCAAAACAAACTCAGTGGTAGCGATGAGTGTGGAGTCCTCCCACGCTGGGATGGCAGGCACCGTGGGCTCACCGGAAAAATGCGGTGAATCCAGGGGGGCCACACCAAACACCTCCAGCGCAGCCGATACATTGTTGCGACGAAGTGCCGCACCCATCACATCGGTGATGAGCACTCCGAACATGCTGCTCGCATCTACCACAACCACCCACGCCATCGACCGGGGGGGCATGACATAGGTCCCTGCGCCACCTGTGGATAGTGTAATTTCTTCAGCTGTCTGGTTCACCACGTCGTAGATCTTGTTGACAGGTGGCACGACGACGGTGGCCGGCCCAAGCGGCATACCGCTCAAAACCAGCGCAGCGTTCCTGGATTCATCCGGTGCGCCGTTGAATTTGGTCAACGCCTGCGTGCCGGCAAACACGGACATCACATGGACTCCGGCCACGGCTTGTTCAATGAGTACGCCCAAGTTTCTGTTCTGGGTGATCCCCCACATACCGATCTGCTCTTTGGCAGTAACCTGCTCCAGGCGTAAGTTGGATGTAAACGTGGAAGACATGTCACACCTTCATCATGTAGCAAAGCACATAGTATGGGGGCATATTCTTGCCTATACCACTCACACCCGATGACTGTATCGAATGTGTATGGTCCACGTCTGGCTGGCCAACGGTCAGCGTATGCGTATGCACACCAGCTGACTTGGACTCCCCCACACGCCCCTGGATAACGCGCGGCGTCGAGTCGTCACCCGACCAGCGGACATCCACACGCACGCCCCCGTGACTATGCGTTCCATCGGAGCTTGTGTTGCCCCCGTGCTTATGGCGCGCGTCCTGTCCATCGGTGGCGCCACCGTGATCATGCCGAACCAGAACGGAATCTTGAGACCCCCCAGTGGACCCTTCCACATAGCCACTGCCGCACCCCAGAACAAACCGGTCAGTCAGATCTGGCGTACCATTCGCGCCATCGCACAACACCCATCCGGGCGGTATGCTTGCGGCGCTTCCATGCCACAGGAACACGACGCCTGGTGGGACGGTGGAGTTCACGACGTATGCCGTGGTCGCCACAGCTTCATCGGCGTCACCTGCGCCGGGCGTGGGTGCTCTGGGGGTGCCAGTGAACACCGGTGAATGGATGGGGGCCATACCAGTGTCGGTGAACAAGTCCGGGCCCCCAGCGTTCACAAGCGCCTGCGCCACCACATCAGTCAGTGCCACACCCAGCACATCGCCCGTGGCACCGTGCACCGCTATTCTGGATATGGATTCCGGAGGACAGACAAACGTGTCGCCGGCACCAGATGAGAGGGTGATCTCTTTGGTTGTTCGGTTACTGACCACATAGGATTTATCCAATTGCGGGACAGTCAATGTGGCGGCTGCGCCGGGTGTGCCGCTTAATACCAGAACAGCGCTGCGTGCTTCATCCACAGCGGCATTGGCTGTCGTGAGCGTATGGTCCCCAGAAGTCATGTCCAGAGGCTCAACCTTGGTTATGGCCTGCTCCACAAGCCCCAAGTTGTCGTTATATGTCGCCCCCCACACCCCATCCTGGTCACCAGTACCAATGAGCTCTATTCTAAGTGATGGGGAATAAGTAGACGCCATTTCAGTCCTCAAGTAACCACAGGTTCCCACACATTGGATACGGGCGATACCACATCCACGTCGGACCAAATATGCGGGGCACCCACACGCAGTGCCATGCGAACCCCAGCCGGGGCTATATTACATGTCGTCCGATATGTCGGGCGCCCCACGGTAAACTGTGCTCTGGATCCGTTGATCCGTACCCCGATACCACCGAACGCCCGTGGGGTGTTCATGTTGAACGCCGCACGCACACCCGGGGGCGTATATTGAACCACCCCGGTAACACTGAACACACCCGTACGGAATGCTGCCCTGGCGCCTGCTATTGGGCCACGCCAGCTGGTGATGGACTGCGCGGTACCGGTGGCAAACGTCGCCCGGCCCCCCGTTACAGGTACGAGCGCTGCGCCAACTACAGACATCACCCCCAGACGCATCTGCGCGCGCGCGCCTGATGGGTGCAGATTACTGTAAAGCGCAAACGACACCACGCCCGTACGGAATGTTGCCCTCACCCCCGATACGGCCGTACCTACGCCAGTACCGGTGTTTGTGCTTACCGCCCCGGTGCGAAATGTAATTCTGGCGCCGGGGGGTGTAGACTCCCCTGCCCCGGCCACGCTGGGGGCACCGACACGAAACGTCGCCCGAACAGACATCTTCGCTATTTGACCAGCGTCCGAGATGGCTGCGGCCGATATAGGGGTAAATCCCAGCATTTAATCCCCCCAGGGGTTATCCCAATCAGGCACTACTTGCATAGCTTGTACCAAATCGCGGCTTCGGCCTCGATCCACTTCAACGGGCGAATGGGGGTTGCGTCTATCTCCGCATCGGACTGCCAGCGAAACGGTGGCTGCGCCACGTCACAATAGTTACCGCCCACTGCGCATCCGGCTACGAGCAAGTTTGCGAGCAGTATCATCATCCAGCGCATCCACCGCAACGACGGTTTCATCCCTGACTCTCCTTGCTTTGAGTGCTTGTGTGTTACGCTCGGCTTCGGCGGCCTTGCGGGCATGCCGCGCCCCGGCTGCATACGCCCCGACAAGCACGGTCAACACCGCTGCAACCATTGCCACCCATCCATGAATCCGCGCCCATAACGCCGCCCACATACATCCTCCACAGAAGCCACCAGCCCGCAAGCCAGTCGCTCCAGATCATCATAGTGTCCCAGCCTGATGTCGCTTGACCTGACCATAGGCGATGAATATCGCCAATCCGATCAGCAGCACCCCGAAGACGATTTGCACGATGGATCCCGACGAGAGCTTATCGTTTTGCTGTTGCACAGCATCCACCACTTGCGGGGCTACATCGGCCAGCTGCGCCACACCAACCGTCCCAGTGGCTGAAGCCCCGAGAGTCTCCTTGGTCACCGGGATGCGCTTGGCCACAACCGGCTGGTGGGGCTCCACACCCGCCAACACCATCGCCTTGCGAATCGTCGCCTCATCGTACCAAGTGTTGGGGGTATCAAGCGGCCCCTTGCCGTTCTCATGGCGGATAATGGCCTCCACCAACGGCACCAACACGGAATAATCCTGTACATCCAGGGGATCATCTGCACCCACCCCCACAGCACTGGCTACGCTACGGACATAAGCCGCCGTATCGTTCTCCGACTCTGGCGCCCAACGGCTGATGATCCCGCGCGCGGTGTTCAGGCCATACTTGTCCTGATACGTGATGAGTGTTCGGGCCAAGGCTCTGATCCCATAAGCTGCATTGATAAATTGGCAAAACGACTTATCCGTACGCTTGTTCCTTGGTGCGAGCCCCTGCCAGGGATCCCCCCAACGAAGGTTCCCCGGATTGTTGTTTCGTATTCCACGCGGCTGCTTCATTTCATGATCTCCATTTTTATCACTTGCCATACAGCGTAAGCCACCCACCCTATGGCACCCAATCCGCCCACCTTGGCTGCTTGGATCAATGCTTCGCGCACCATGTTGTTGCGCAACTCGCGCCATTCCATCACAGACTCATGATACCTTCTATGTGTGTATGGGTCACTATCGGGGAATCCAGCGATAATGGCTGCTTGCTTGACTTGGACTTGTTCGAGTCGCTTGGTCAGATTCTCCGTAGCCTCCTTCACCGCCTGCACCGTGGTCTCCCGTACAACTTGCATTGTGGTCTCTCGTACGGCCGCTTGCGTGGCGTTTCGTATTGTCCGAATCAGTTCCGCATCGTCCATAGGTACCACCAGAAATTCCCAAAATCGACCTATCTAGGCAACGGCTCTTGATGCACAAACACCCACACGTTCCAGCCGACTACGCCTGCTTGTGCTGCAGCCGCACCACACATTATCCACACCGGCACAACAAACGCGCAGCCGATGGCGACGACGATGTACGCGCCCTTCGCCACAGCAAGCCCTGGAATGGTCCCAATGCGCTCCATGAGCCAGCGCACTGGCTTGTTCAATTCCTTTCCGCCACGGTCAAGAATGCGCAGCGTGAGATATGCGTCAGCGACTTGCAGGAAGATGAAGGTGATGAGAGCAAGGATCATTCTGGGTCTCCGTACTGATACGGCAACGACGCCTTGATCTCCTGCGCGCGGGCCAGGCCTCGATCCTGCGCGGCCTGTGCACCAGTCGCATCCCCTTGCGCGGCCAGACGCAGGCTTTCGGCAAAATGCCGGTCGCTTCCCGTATTCGGGTCTGCGTAGGCCGCACGACGCATGCGCTGCGTGTCTTCGAGCGACCATTCGGGATATGGCTGGTCTTCGACAGCTGGAAATTCTTCGTCCATGATTATTCCTCCGTATATATTTCAGAGCACAAAAGCGGGGCGGGACCCGAAGCCCGTGCCCGCGCTCGCCCGAGAGTTGTCCAGGTTGAGCGCGAAGACGCCGGCGGCAGCGCCGATGTACCAGGCGCCGCCACGGAGCGGGAGCCGCTCGACATCCTGCGTGTGCCAGATACCATCCCCACCCAGGCCGGTGGCCGCGACCGGATATAGTCCGAGCCGCTTGAGCCGTGCCAAGGCGTCAGCAGACACAGGCACGATCCCCGGATTTGTCATGCCTTCCAGGCTACCGCCTGTACCTCGCACTACCGTGTAGTCGGAAGTCCCAGATGCAGCGATGCGCACGGACTTCGGTGTCGTTGCTACGTAATCGCCGCCCGCAATCGTGCCCGTAAATGTAGGCGTAATGAGATCGCCCGTATCACCGTCGATTGCTTTCCATGCCGCAGACGTCGGGCTGAAATCAGTCGCGTTGAGCGCCGCGTCGTTGTCCGCAATCACTTGAAATTCCCCGGCGCACAGCCGCAAGCCGGGCGTCCACTCCCAAATGTTGCCGTTCAGGTCAGAAATGCCGGATAGCGAATTGTCATGACGCCACGACGCCGGGCCGGACCCCGTGAGTGTACGGGCCGCAGGGCCTCCGGTCGCATCGCCCGGAATACCGCCATCTTGCCTGCGTCCCGTCTCCCATTTGGAGTCTATGTCGCGGCCGAAATTGTTGTTGCCGCGCGGCTGGAAGCCATTTTTCCAGCACCATAGCGCAAGCGCAGACCACTCAGCGTTCGTGATGCAGTGCCAGCCGGGGCCATTGGCGCGTGCTGTGGACACGAATGAGTCGTGATTGCGAGAATTCGACGGGTCCACACCGGGCAGCGAGATCAGCTCGCCGTTACTGACCAGACCCTGATAGACGCCAATGAAAACTTCGCGCTTTGCGACGCCGCCCACCGTGAATGCCGGGTGCAAACCTGTGCCCAGGCCCGCGTTCAGGTCTTCAAGACTGAAGGCCGGCAGGACGTACATGTAGGACGGCTGGCCCTTGGCTGTGTAGAGCACTGTCTGACGCCCGCCTGAAGCGGTTTCGACGGCTTTGCGCAGCGGATCCCTATTTAGGATCGTCAACGGGATTTTGACCGTGTTGCCGGACTGGTTGCCGACGACGGATTCAGAGCCTGTGAGGGACCCCACATCCGGGAGATCCGTCGTCTTGATGTTAGCCATTTGTTCGTACCTCTGCGATTATTTGATCCCCTGCGGAGGTGACCAAGTTATCTCCGCTGTTTGTTGTGAGCGTGAACGGTGTCACACCACCACCAGACAACAGCGCCGTCTGAGGAATTCCAATACCGATGCCAATCATGTCAATACAACCCGACCAAACTACCAACGGTGCTGGAGGACTTCACTTTTGATACCCGGATGGGCAGAAGCGTACCGCCCAGCACCCCGGTAAACCTGATCTCCGTGCCGTCGGCCATCACCACATCCAGATTTCCGGCAGTCCCTACCCACAGGGCACGGGGCAACGAAGTAAATACTGTATCGTACACAACCACAAAGGCCGACTCCGCCGATGAATCCGCGCCCGTACGATGCTTGAAAAAATCTTGTGTCATTGCAAAACTCCCTTATGTCGAGGGCCAGCCAGTTGTATAATCATAATCCAATACCCCCTGGATCGTAGCAATTGCTCCGACAGCTTCATGGTGCGCTCGCTCAGCCGAATAGCACGCTTGCACGAGCTGTCCTATGGCACCAGCCATCTGCTTGATCTGTCCAATCGAAACGCGCACCCAACCACCAACCGCTTTGAAATCGACCTCATCGGCATCGGTCAAGCCCGCAAGCTCGGCATTGGCAACGACTGACGTGATGCGGTTCTGGTCGTCGATTGCCGTTGCGACATGCAAGCCACTGGGCAGATTAATGCCGCCTGTCATCACTTCCCACCGTTTCGCTGTGATCCGTGCTTTCAGCGCGGCTTTGGCGTCTTCAATCGGAATATCTTCAAGCGCGTTGATGTACTTCGGGATGTCATCGATGATCTGCAGGGACGTGCCTGTAGACCGCTTGCCTTCGGGGATCGGATCAGCAGGCTGGATTTCAGCGAGACGATAATCGCCGCAGGCCCAGCCTGCGATTGCGGGGGACACCTTTTCGCCTGTGGGAAGGACGAATGTGGAGCCGGGACGGATGGTCTTGGGGGGATCGGTAGGGGATATTAAAGCGAGCATCTTGATTATCCATAAATATATGTCGTTTTGACCGCTGTCGATCCGTCAGGGGAGCCGCCGCACACGAGCACACGACCGTCTGACAGTGGCGCTGCGGCGTGCCACACTCTTCCCGCAGGCATGTCTGCTTTGGTCGACCAACTATCTGCTGTGGGATCGTAAATATATGTCGTTTTGACCGCTGTCGATACGTCAGAACCCCCGCACACGAGCACACGACCGTCTGACAGTGGCGCTGCGGCGTGCCACACTCTTCCCGCAGGCATGTCTGCTTTGGTCGACCAACTATCTGCTGTGGGATCGTAAATATATGTCGTTTTGACCGCTGTCGATACGTCAGGGGAGCCGCCGCACACGAGCACACGACCGTCTGACAGTGGCGCTGCGGCGTGCCCCCTTCTTCCCGCAGGCATGTCTGCTTTGGTCGACCAACTATCTGCTGAGGGGTCGTAAATATATGTCGTTTTGGGAAGAAAGCCGATGGACATATTCACTCCGGAGGTGACTAGTATTTTGCTTCCCGATACCAGGGCGGCTACCACATATCCGATAGAAGCAGGCACAGCGGTCTTCGACGACCAAGAATCAGTCGCTGGATTATATTGACGAGTGGCCGATGATCCATAAATATCCGAGCCCCCGCCGATTGCATATACATAATCACCAACTGCGACCGCAGACAAAAAATATGCGGCATCTGGTATATCAGCGTACGTGCCCCAAGCATCGCTGATTCCACCGCCACCGCCAGATTCGATTTTGCGCATCACAAACCCCGGCATGAATATCCCCGCTGTCATTGCAGAGCCTCGATAAAGGCAGTGGCGCCCAGATCAGACTTGAATATGTGCAGCTTGAATTTATTGCCGTTGGTCGTCGTCAAATCGTCGCCTTTTGGGTAGCCAGTCACGAAGCCGGAGAATGTGATTGCGCCTGCGCTTGAATTGTTCGTCACGTCGATTGTCATGTTGTAGCAACCGCTTGTCGTGGGCGCTGCAATCGTATGAGCGCCGCCGTTTGTGATTTTCCGCCAGTTGCCAGTTGACGGAGATGGGGTATACGTACCCGAAGACTTTGTTCCGTCGTTGACTGCTGCGGGGCCTGTCGCGCCACCTGTCAAAGCACCGCCCGAGGCTGGAAATGCGCCTGTAATCCGCGAGTCATTGCCCTGCGCTGCTGTGCCAGCATCAGTCCCATATTCGACTGAAAATGCCGACCCGGTTGAACTAAGGCCAGTGCCGGCCGTGGTCTTTGTGGCGCCAGACTCCACGCCGTCCAATTTGGTTTTGTCGCCAGAAGACATGAGCCCGGCTGTGTCCGTGGTGACCGGCCCGGGGGTACCAGACAGATCACTGTACGCACCGGACAAAGCCACATTGGCCAGCCCTGGCAACTTACTCAGTTCCGTGGCGGGCACAGTGGCAAACACATCCTTGCCGCCCACGGAAAAATTTACTTTAGCGCCTGCTGCGGATGAGGCCAACACAGTGTCACGGGTGAGTGTCCCACTGGAAACCGTGCCAATACCGACCTCCCATTCGGCCCCGCCCACGAGGGCGGCTGTGTAGTACGTACTGTTGCCCTCACCGATGCCCGCAGCGAACGTCTGGAATCCTGGTGCAGCACCCCTCAGGCTCATGGCCCCCATGCCTGTAGTGTCGGAGACCTCCTTCACACGGTCAGCCAATACGAACATGCCCTGCTCCTGTTACGCCAGCTGGATGATGGCGTTGGTTGCGTCTGCTACCGGCATGATGATGCTGAAATCCCCATCGGTGGAGCTCTTGGTGCCACCGAAGTTGATGACAGCAACCGCCTTATTGGCAGCGGTCGTGTTGTAGATCAGCGCCCCAGCAGCAGAAATTGTGGCGCTTGTCCACACCACATTATTGAATGTCACCGTGGCCACACCGGCGTCCACCGACACAACCGCGCCAGTCAGCGCTTTGCCGCCGGCTGTATATCCCGTACCCGACGCTTCATTCGAAGCCGAATACGCTGTGGTGGCCGCAGACAACGTGGCAGCTGACGTATATAACGCAATTTTCAACGCATCGTTTTTCAAGTCATGCTGTTTTTGCAGCACTTCTTGCTTGAAGCTCGTGCATACACCTTGGGTAATAGCCATTTCGGGCTCCTATTTCAAGTTACCGGCAGCTTTACCTGCCCACTTCGATAAACATCCTGGCGGTTCATGCCGTCAGCCAGGCGCTTCAACAACGCCAGGGACTCAGCGAATTGTGTCTTGTATGCAGCAGCCACATCCTCGGCACCCTTCATGTACACATTGGCGTGCACCAGCGCACCGTACAACAAAACCGCGTCGTAATTCTCCCCCAACCAGGATGTGCCCTTGTCAACTATGGATGCGGGCCGATAGAACTGATGCAGCTCCACCTGGTACGTCTGATCGGGGGTGGGACCCATGATGAGCGTGCCCTCATCGAACAGGCCATAGTGTCGTGGCACACCGGTGTCTGCCGGATCCGGGTAGGCTTCCCGAATGAAATTGACATCCTTGTCGATCAAAAAATGGTAGGCCCCGCCTGAATCCTTCACTGCCAGTGAATACACAGCAAGAAAATCAGGCGGCAGCGTGACATATGGCCAGCCCGCAGTCACATCGCTTGTCACGTTACGACGCAGCTCCAACAGGTGCACGGAATTGAATATATGCTCCTCGGCTTCGCGTACAAACCGGGGGATGCTGTCCAAAAAGCTCTGCTCACGGACTTCTGTCGTATCGACAATCGCATCGACCAATTGCTGATAGTTCACGGGCGTACCTCCACGACTCCAACACTGAGCGTCATGCGGCTGCTGATCCCCCAGATATCTTGCCAATTCATGTCACGGCTTCGCCCCATGGGCACGGGACGCGCATCGCGCACCCGCTGCGGGTCGTCCGTGCACACCGCGTCCAGGTAATTCTGCGGATGGTCAGCATCCCAGCAAGACGGGCAGGTCAACCAGCCCGTGGGCTTACCTCGTACGAATTCGGCACGCAGCTGCGCAAGCCGGTATACCTGCCCGCAACGATCACAGGCCCCCCGGACCTTCAGCGCAACAGTGTACCGGGCCATGGGTCATACCCTCCGCATCCTGGGCACCAGCCGCAGGGGCGCTTTCTCGCGGTCTTCCTCGCTGGCTGACATCCATGCCTCGTCGTACTGCATCTTGAGCACCGACAGCCGTGCGGCCCCCTCGGGGATCTTGGCCGCAACCATGTAGGCCAGCCCCGCAACCAGAGCCGGGACGAACCGGAACGGTACATCCTGCACGTGCCGACCGGACCCCGCATCCTGCATCCGGCGCACGCGCCAGCAAGAGAGCACATAGTCGTTGGAGTCCGGCACCGGCCACACATGCACGATCGGGTTTAACACCTGCCGATCTATCACGAGCTGCGTGGGTACCCCCGGGTGTACGGAACGGGACTGCGAGACAAACTCATACACACTGCACCGGGACACCGGGGTGGAGCTCGCATCGCCTGCGGAGAGCCGCTTGAGCCTGTGGCTGAACAGGTCCACTGTGTCGTCAGGCAGTATGTATGACTCCACGCCCTGGGACAACGGCAGCTCTATTTCTTCCAACGTCCACAGGTTGACGCCCCGATTGGCCCAATCCATGAGAAGCAAGTTGAGTGAGCGCTGCGCTGTGCGCAAGTTGTATCCGGAGCGCATCTCGGTGACCCCACCGGACGCACGTTCCCAGGCTTCCTCGGCAATTTCGAGGAAGTCCGGATTGAAATTCGTGGTGCCAGATGTGGTCGCCATGAGTCACCTCAGCGATCAAACAGCCGCGACGCCGGTTTTCACATCAATCCAATCCGTGCCGTCGGAAAACGCCACGGTACCCGCAGCGCTATTGGCGTCCGACACCAGGATTACGGCCCCCTCATGCAAGGTGGCATCCGGTAAAGTTGTCAGCGTATAGGACGCAAGCAAAAGCGGGCCAATGGCGGTGATATTACCTGTCAGATCGCCCTCGAATCCGTTGTTGGATGCTACAGGGCCAGAGAAGGTGGTACGAGCCATGATTTGAACCTCACATACAAGGATGGAAGCTACGTCGTCTGTATGTCGTCTGCCGGGTCAGTCTACGTAGCCGGTTTGGATTGCCCCGGATATATTCGCAGTGTATGCGCAATCGCCCAAAGGCGCAACGCACAAACAAGGCCCCCAGGTGTATTCGCCTGGGGGCCTTGGTGGTACTCACGACGTTTAAGCCGCGCCTTCGCTTCCCCAGATGCCCAGGGGGTCGCTGCATCCAAACGAATAACGCTCACGAGCCTTGTAGCGGGCGTTGCCCGTGTCGAAGTCCGTATCCATGTCGTTTTTCAATGCGGCACGGACAAAATGCTTCAGTCCGTTGGGCACATCGGTGATGATGAACCACGCATCGGGGTCGGTGAGGAAGTGATTGACCGTATACCCCTCCGGCACCGCGCTGACAGAACGCAAGGCGTTGATGTCGTTATCCGCCGTACCGGGGCGCAGCTCCGTGTTTAGCAGGCGCGTGGCAGTGAACATCAGCCCAGGTGGAATCACCAACTTGCGTGGCCGGGCCGCCACCAACAGTCCACGCTCATCGCGCCACTTGCCGATCTGCGTGAACGCAGCCTCCAGGGAGGTCTCGTTCAGATCGACCGCCACTTGAGGTGTGTTGGCGTTTACACCACCATAGATCAGTGGGTGGTTTTGGCTAAACAGCGGTTGACCATCGCCATACTTGACGTTGGAATCAAACCCCAGATTCAGGACCGCTGCGCCCTTGACCTCCTTGGTATAGGCCATGCCACGAGCCAGGGCCTTGGTGTAGCGAGCGCTCAGGCTGTCATAGAGATTGTCCTCAATGGCTTCCTGGGTGATCGCAAACCCCATGGCAATGGTTTCATGGGTGTAGCGTGCCGTGTAGGACTCGCGGGCATCGTCATACATGATGGCCGCGCCCTCAGTCTTTGTCGGCGCCGCACCAAACCCGGAGAGCTTGGTTTCTTCCTCGAAAGCACGGGAGGAATTCTCGACGGTGAAAATGTCTCGGTATTCCTGGCCGTACCGCTTGTACTCCAGACCAAACAACTCGTTCAATCCTGGCAGGAGTTCCTTGAGCAACTGTGCGCGTGAAATAGCCATGTCTAGCTCCTATCAGGCCACCCCAGTGCCGTTCAAATAGGCATGGGATTTAGGGTTGAACTTCACGATCACGTCAGTGTACGCATCGCCCACTTTGGACCCGGGTCCAGTATAAAAGTCGATCACCTTGAGCGCGATGGTATCAGTTGCCGCTTTCGTGGCAGTGTCCAGCGCCACGCCGGACTTGACAAATCCGGTGACATCACCCGGGTAACTGATACCGATATTGGTGTGCAGGTCAGCCTGCGCCAATGCGCCGTTAGCCTGGGCCAGGAAGGCCACGTTCGGATCATCCACCACAAACGCCATAGCGTTGGCGTCCACCGTGCCGCCCTTCCAGTTGATCCCCACAGGGGTGAAGATCGGGTTGGTTGGGTCCCCGCCCGCCATATATCCCATGAACACTCCGAGAGTGCCTGCGGGAAATGGCGCGGCATTTGTGCCGGCCTGATTCACGAGAACGATGGTGCCGTCGGTGTGGACCGCGACGATATCGCCAATGAAGATGCTGGTCGCATAACCGGAGGCAATCTTCACCTGGCGCATTTGGCCCGCATATGGTAATCCGTCAACTCGACGAATGGGCCGCAGACCATAGGGGCTTGCCGTGCTTGACATAGCTTTCTCCTAAGAGTTAGGTCCCGGAGCCAAAGGTGACTTTGGACTTCCGTTCTTTGAATAGCGGCATGCGGGCATCGTTTTCTCGCATGAATGCGTTATCGACCGATTCCATCTGGTCTGTCGCCTGACGACGGTAGTAAGCGTTGCGCTGCTCCACCATCTCAGTCGGCATCTTGCACAGAACCAATCCGCCAAACTCAAGCTCCCCCTTGGAGTTGCTCTCGATATGGACTTCCGGGTGATCTACCGCCTTGACAGGCGTCCACCCCTCACGCATGCGAGAAGAAAGATTCATGGGGTCATCCTTCCCCTTCGCGCTCAGACGCACCCAGCGAAATATATAGCCGGGTTGTGGGTCTGGCGCGGGGAGCAGCTCGGGCGGGCGCCACGTCATGGGACGTTCATCGTCCTCACGGGTGTCTCGGGCTCGTGCAGTTCGTTGCGGTTCAGCCATTGTCTTTCTCCAATGCAGCCATTTGCCTTGCATAGCCTTCCAGGGAAACTCCCAGTCGCTTGGCTATGTTCACTTGGGTTTGCGTCAGGCGAATTTTCTTCGCGCGCGTGGTGCGTTGGGCCGGTGCCACAACGGTGGACGGACGCTTGTCTGCGGGGGCTCGTTGGCTGGTTGGAGAACCGAACCGTTCGGGGAAAGCCTTGCGCATTGCGCTATCAACTGCTCGGAAGTAGTCCGGGGTGCGGGTGAAATCATTACCGTGCTCGCGGACCAGCTTCGCGTGAACTCCCATGGCATACCCTGTCATATCCTCGTCACCCTCGCGCTGGAACCACGGATTGCGCGCGGCCCAATCCAGCGTCCGGTCATCGACTGCAGGAGCTTGAGGCTCACGATTACCTTGTGGTGGATTATATGCAGGGGGCGCCTCAGTATGCAAGGGGGTGGCGCGATAATTGTTGGCCTCCTGCAATTGCAGTTGCGCCGTGGTCAACTGTTCCTGAGCTGCGGTGATGGCTTCGCTGTCACCCGCGTCGTATGCTTGGCGTAATTTATCCTTGGCAATGGCGATGGACGCAGCCGCATGCTGCTTGGATTTTTCAATATAGGCTGTCTGGCCCATATTGATGTATTCCTCCATCTGCTTGCCACGCTGCGCCAGGGCTTGTGCTGCGCGTACAAGCTCCGCATTTTCCCGTGCCAGCGCCTCGGCTTTGCGTCGTTCATCATGGCGTGCCTTGGTCAGCTCGCGCAGGCGCTTCTGGACCCGACCCTTGTGCTCGGCCAGCTCCTCCTCGGTTGGATCCTCAATATTATGGTCAGCCGGCGTACGTCCCCGATCCTCGGGCGGCGTGTCATCAACCACCTCGATATCGACTTCGCCTTCTGCGGGCGCGTCAACAGGCACGGAATCTTCCCCGCCCGCGTCTACGCCCTCACCCTGTTCATCTTGAATATCTTCATCCAACTCGATGTTGTCATCAACATTTTCGTCGGGAAACCTGAATTTGCCGTCAGCCATTTTCAACTCCTGATGCGGGGGGCGAACTCCCCCGGTTGCGCTTAAACCCGCTGGATGCCTCGCGGATCCTGTACGACAGCTTCCACACTGTCATCGTTGATGATACGAAATTCCCGACCATGAATCTTGATGCGGGTCCCGGTGTTTGGACGCACAATGATGAAGTCCCCCTCCTTGCAACTGGGGCCGGATGGAAACCGTTTTTCATCCTTGTATGCGTCGGGTCCCACTTTCAGCACAAATAATACAGGTGAAAGCAACTCATCATGGCGCATCGACATGTCGGCCTTGAGTAGCCCACTGTCGTATTTTTCATCAATTTCCGGCAGGATGCACAAAATGTGATACGTCTGTGGGTCCGGCACCTGGCGTGCGCGCTGCCCAGCGGTTTGTGGTTCGGGCTGGTCAAGCACTTCGTCCAGCACCGCCTGTGCGTCATTCATTTTCCTCTCCTTGTGAGTGAAGTCGTTGCAGTTCCTTCAATTCGCGCTCGGCCACCGCCAGCCCCTCCAGGACGCCGACCAGGCGTTTATATTCCGCGAAGTCCTTTGCGGCTCCGCCCGTCAGCGCCTCGATAAACCCGGAGCGCTCATACTGCAAGCGCTCCAGCAAAGCCTCATCAAACCGTTTCATCCGGTGCTCCTTGTGTGGGTTGCGTCGGGGTCTTGGCGGCATCCAGAGCCTGCTTGGCCGCTTGCGCCGTCTTGGCCACATCCACCCCTATCTTCAGGCCCGCTTGCTCCATGTCCGCCGAGAGCTGGGCCTGACTCTTGGCCACATCCACCCCGACACGCAAGCCTTCGGACTGCATATCCGCTTCAAGCTTGGCCTTATCCAGCGCCACCTTGGCGCCCGCCTTGAATGCTTCAAGCTCCAAACGCAACGCCTCATTCTCGGCACGCAGCTGAATTTCATCGGCCGCCTTGGCCGCATCGGCGGCCAGCTTGCTGCGCTTGAGCTCCAGCTCGCCCTCTTTCACGCTCATTTCACGTTGCTGCAACTGCACCACCGGGTCATTGCGCGCGGCTTCGTTGCGTTGCGCCTGGACCTCAGCCGAGTTGGCGTCAAACAGCTTCTGTGCGGCTTGCGCCACCGTGCGCGAGAGTTGTGCCTCGACGTGCGGAGGCAGCTTCGCTTCGGGTGAGGGCATCTGCGTGCCCATCTGCTCCTCAATTCGCGCACGGTACGCCCACGCCACGTGCTCAGCCACATGAGCTTGCGCTGCGGCCAGCATGGCTTGAGCATTCGGATTCTGCCCCAGTGCCTGGGCAATCTTGGGGTCCTGCAGCGCCAGCATGTGGACCTTGATGTGCGCTTCGTGGTCCTGGTACAGAAACGCCTTGACCGGCTCGCCCATGAGGATGTGGACATTCTCGGTCACGGGATCCTCGGGGCGCTGATCCTCGGGGAGCTTCACCAGCTTCTCGGCATCCTTTACTCCCAGCACATCGAGCATCTGACGGTGCAACATGGCCAAGTCGTAGATCTGCGGCGCGGTCTGCGCGAGCTGCAGCACCGCTTGATACTGCACCACACGCTGCGCCATGGTGGAGGCGTTTGGGTCGGATACCGGGATGACATCGACCAGACCGAAGTCCTCCTCACGGGCGCGCGGGCGCTTGTCCCGATCCCCGAAGGTGTCGTAGTCATAATCCGGGTTCATGTAGTCGCGGATGAGCCCAGCCAGAAGCTTTAGCTCCTGCTTCAGACTGTAGTGCAGGCGCGCCTGGATGGCTGAGAGAATTTTCAGCGAGCGCTCTATGATCGCCAACGTGGTACCCACGGGCGCTTGCGAGCTCATGTCGCTGATTTTCATGTCCGTGGTGGAGGCAAGGCGCTGGGCGTCTTGCGTGATGACCCCCATCATGGCCAGCAGCGTCTGGCTGGGCTCTTTATAGGGCAGCGGGATGATGTTCTCGCGCAGCGTGCCACTGGCCACATCCACATCACGAAATTCCCCTGGGGCGATGGGCTCGTTCTCACCCTTGATCCGCAACCCGCGCGTTTTCAAGCCACCAGGCAGATTCGCCAGGGTACCGGCGTCGATCAGCTGGCGCTGCAGACTGGTGGCGGCCGATGCGCTGTTGCCCACCAGATGCAACAGGCCCATGCCGTAGGCACCAAACCCAGGCACGTACTGGTAATGTACAAAATGGTTGCGCCGGCGATGGAACTCATCACCCTCGACCCAGTTGCGCCGGATGGCCAGCACGACGTTGCTTTGTGCCTCCACGGTGACAATGTAAGGTAGCGCGATGCCCGAGGGCTCACCGTCAGCATCCAGATCCTCGAAGCCTGGCAAATCCAGCTCGGCCTGGATCTCGTAGAGCACATGGCGGTCATCGTAGATAGCGGAAAACCCTGTCTCGTCATCCTTGGCCTGCTGCACTTCCGAGGGACTCATGTGCTGAGGTGCGGGCAGATCCACATCGGCGTAGAACCCTTGCGCCTGGAGCTTGCGCACATCGTTGGCGTACTTGCGCATGCGGTGCGTAAGACGCGGCATGAGCGTGATGTCGGTCTCCCCATAAGGCAGGATGACATCCTCAGCGGGGACGAACAGGGACACCTGACGGCCCAGCGCCGGGTCATAGTAGACTTTCTTGAAGGCGCTGCCCGTGATGGCCAGGCCCCACAGCATGCGCTCGTGTTCGCCTCGGTACTCGGTCATGACCTCCGTGAGCTGATAGTTCATGTCTTCGCGCACGCGCTTGGCCGCATCCTCCTTGGCCTGATCGGCCTCGCCCAGGATTTTTGTGCGCACAGGCCCCGCTGCCGGGAAAGTCTCCGAGATGGACTCGGACTGAAACCGCACCACAGCCTCAGTGATGAGCGGGTGCACCACGTTGGACGACCCCTCCCACGGCCCCACACCCTGCTCGGGTTTTATTCCCAGCAGGCGCATGCCGTCGATGATCGCCTCCTCCCAATCGCGGCGTGAGAGCAGGTCGTTTTCCACATCAGTCACGAGATCCGCCGCCACCACCGCCAACTGCGAATCGGTCAGGTAATCGGCCAGGTTGGCATCAAACGGCACCAACTCCGAGATCGCCTCACCCAAAAAATCATCCAGCTCGCTTGCATCCTGCGGGTCATCCGGCAGAAGCACTTGCAACTCTACCGCTTCATCTGGCGCCGTTTCGCTTGCGCCGTCAAGCGGCTGGCCATCCGGGGCCTCATACAACGCCTTATCCACATTTGTCGCCATGGCTTGCATCCAATCGTTAATAATATCGCCTGCGCGGCAGGCGCAGCTCGTCTTCATCCTGCGCATCGGACGGCAGACGAATGAACCCACCCTGACGGAACCGGGAGAGCGCCATGGAGGTGCAGTCCACCATGTCGTCATGCTCGACCACAGGGAACGCCGCTACCTGCTCGACCAGCGCCTGTGCCCACTGCCTGCCGGCAGGGTACCACACCATGCCCGAGGAGAATATGTCTGCCACGGCGTTTAACCGTGCCACTTTATCGCCCGTGGCGCGGCTCGGGTTGAACTCCTGCACGGGGATGCCCATGAGGCGCAGCTCCTGGTAGAGGGCCGTGCCGTTGGATTTTTTCTCCACCACGAACGCATCGGGCTCCCACTCCTTGTAGGCACGCAGCGTCATGGTCTTGAGCGTGGGAAACGTCACGCGCTCGTTGATGGCATTGAGCACGATGAGGTGACGCTCCCCCTTTGTAAGCCGCTCATGGGTGAACACCCCCCAGACGGTGATGGCCGAGAAGTCGGCCCGGTTCTTTGCTTCTGCCGCCGCGTCCACCGTCATGATGAGGTACTCGCAGTCGGGCGCCTCCTCCCCGGTCCACTTGCGCCACAGGTCGCGCGGCACGATGGCGCCCTCCTGGCCGGTCGGGTTTTGCTGATATTGCGCGTTCCACTGGAACAGTGGCATGGACGCTTTTGTGCGCTTGAGCGCCTGCAGGTCAAAAAACTCCGGCCACAGCGCCTTCTCGCGCTCGGTGCCCTCGAACAGGATGGCCGGAAACTCAAAAATCTCGTATTGGTCGGCCATGGCGTCGCGCGCCATATCGGTGGTCAAGCGCCCAATCAGATCTTTTGGGTGCCAGCGAGTATGTACTACTGCTATGCGCCCGGACTTCATCAAGCGCGTGCGCGCACCGTACGTGAACCACTCATATGCCTTGTCAAACACCGTGTAGTCGCCCGAGAGCACCGCCTGCTCAGAGTGCGGATCATCCACGATGATGATGTCACCCCCGCGCCCAGCCAGCGCAGAACCCACGCCGGTGGCATAAAAGCCTCCGCCCTCACTCGTATTCCACCGCCCTGCCGATTTACTGTCGATGGACAGACTCACCGTGGGAAAAACCCCACGGTACGAATCGCTTGCGATGAGATTACGCACCTTGCGCCCAAAATCCACCGCCAGATCCGCCGTGTGGCTGATGAGCATCACCATCTGGTCCGGGTGGCGTCCCAGGTACCACGCCGGAAACATGATCGACACCAGCTCGGACTTGCCGTGGCGCGGCGGTATGGACACCGCCAGCCGGTCCTTGTCACCCGCCTCCATGGCCATGAGCAGATCGGCCAGCTGGCGGTGGTGGCGCCCCACCCGGTAGCCCAGGTTCATGCGCTTGCAAAACTCGATCAGGTCGTCTTGCGCAGCCTTTGCCCCCGCACGGCGCTCCAGCTCATCGAGCGCGTCAAGCAGCTCCAGCTGCTCCTCGTCGGGCAGCTCATGCAAGTGCGCTTGGAGAAACTCCAGCTCTCCAGGCGACATATCCAGCACAGCGGCTGTGGCGCTCATTGTCCAGGCTACTTTTTGCTGGAGCGCTTGAGCGCCGCGCCGGAATGAAACACGACTTTAGGCTCCCTGGAACCCGTCTTGGAGACGTGGTTGTCGTGCTGGCGCACCGAGTACATGGTGTTGGCCGCCGTGGTGCCCCGCTTGTGCACGCCTGTGACAGTGCCGTGACCCGTGGCGCTGCGGTACGGCCATGTGACCGAAGTCCCTACCGGGATAGTCTTGAATGTGCGTGGTTTGGTGGATTTTTTAGTGGGCATGGTTCACTCCAGCAAAGTCTCGAACAACTTCTCGGATGCTTCCAACGGGTTGCCGCGCAACTCGGGCACGGGCTCAGCCGGTAGCGGCGCACCTTCAGCCAGGGCCGGCGCGCCGGCGGGGCGAAACGCCACATCCTGTGCATCATGTGCTTGGGCGAGCTTGGCAAGCTTTGCGCGCACCAGATCGAGCAGCTCACGCGAGGGCTGCGCACGCAGTGTCACCTCGGTGCGCTCGGTAAAGAGGTCCACACCGGATATCTTCCCCAGCAGCTCCAACGCGCGCAGCGCCCCCTTGTTGCCCGGGGCCGCTTCCTCAACCAGCCGGTTGGTGATGTACTGGCGCAACTGCACGACGCTGGAGACCACCCGGTGGTCATATTCTTCGAGTAACGCACGCAGGTGGATGGCCGAGGAGGACGACTGGATGGCCTGGATGGGCACACTCTCGGAGAACACGTCGCGTGCGAGCTGCTTGTCCGCGTCGGTCGGTGCTTGGCGCTGCGCGCCAAAACACTGCATGTATTCAACCGAGGCAAACATGGCGCGCGCCGCAGCGTGCACGTCCGGTGCCGGGGCGAGCCCCTCGTAGAGGCCGAAATTCAGATCTGGCTCCAGGGTTATGTGCATACCGGGGGTCGCCTGCCAGTAGGCACCGCCAGAGATTTGCGCAGTGCACCGGGGCTCTCTATCGTGCCCTGAACCCATTTCTTTGTCACCATGGCGGATCCTCCGACTCGCGCACCGGGGATTTACCCTGGATGCGTACGGGAATGTTAGCACGTACAACCACGATTGACCACAATGGGGTTTGTTTACATTGTAAGTTAGTCATTGTCAGCGGTGGAATGGAAATTCGCAACCACTTTACCACGCCATGCCGGCTTTGATTGTTATGCCGGCTTTGATCGCTATGCCGGCTTTGATCGCCATACCGGCCGTCGCGTCATGCTGGCTGTGATTGCTATGCCGGCTGTGATCGCCATGCCGGCTGTGATCGCCATGCCGGCTGTCGCGTCATGCTGGCTTTGACTGCCATGCCGGCTTTGACTGCCATGCCGGCTTTGACTGCCATGCCGGCTTTGACTGCTTGACATTGTAAGTTAGGTCAAAATCACCAAAACATTCGGCTAAAACTCAGTTGTAGGGATGTGAGAGCGAAGCCGGCCAAACGGGGGGTGGGGGG